AGAGGATATGCTAAACCATCAGCATTCTGTTGTAGATCACCAACGCTCGAAAGCGTGAGATACATACAGCAAGTTCAAAAGCTCGCAGCCGTAGCCGCTTGCGGTTCATTGATGTTGGCCGACGAATCGGTCTGTTTCTCCCCAGGAGGGCATCAACTACTGAACGAAACTCAGAAAGCCTCGGTAAAGTTGGCGTCATTGCCGGATGACAACGATTTTACGACGAGCCGGGTACTCGTGTGCCTGTACGGGGTCTGCTGCAGCGCAGACCGGGTTGCTTAAGCCCTCGGGGTATGCTTCTCCCCTAGAGTGTCTTCACACCCATAAAGACCTTGTTTCTAAAAAGACTGAACAAGGAAACAGTTCCTCAGCATCACAGTTGCTTGGGATTACTGTTGTGGTGTCGACTTCTTGATACGACTTGAATCGCCACTAATCTTAACCGAACAACAACTTTTCACCTACTGACCACGGCCAGAGCCGTAAACGCGAGTTACTTTTCGCAAGGTTCTCAGGGTACTAAGTTGTTACGATCTCCAAAAGCAGCGAACCTTTTTCTCCAGACACGCATTTCGTCTCGGAAGGGTCAAGCACAGTTGTAGCCTATGGTCAGCAGGATCAAGGACGTATCCTCCCTCTGCTGTCAACGACTCAAGCTTTCGCTCCAGGTCTGTACCTACCGATCTTCTCTAGTGCGCTTCGGAAGTGTAGCATCTTTATTCGAAGACACCAAGCCATCACAGGCATGGTCATTTCGCCGTATCCTCTCCAGAAGGAAACGGCGTCGCGGTGGTTCACGAGAACCACCGCGAATTTGGTTGTGCAACCGATGAACTCTTCAGTGTAGGCGTGGGAGCTGGAGACGCGCTAACACGGTTCATTTGCACAGGCTTTAAATCGTCCTGCCGCGGGACGAGACGGACAGATCCGTCATGGTTCGGGACAACGCGAAGTTCCACACCGTCATCGCGCTCGTCCATCGCGATATCTCCCTTGGAGTCCAAAGGCTCAGTCTCCGGCATCTTCTCGTCGCCGTCGTCATCGAGATCGCGTTGCCTCTGCTGAACTGGGCGATCCTGGGAAGCTTCACGCGCACGAAAGTGAACTTCACGCTGACTGGACACCCAAGGCGTGCCGTGTCGTAGATCGGGCATCGAAACGCCCATCTTCCGCTCATTGACAGCCTTGGCGGCAACAATCCTCATCGTCTGACGATGGTGGAACATCGCAATGTTCTGATTGTGGCGACTAACGTCAGGACTGATACTCAGAACTCGCTGGAATTCCTGTTCTGTCATTGGGTTCACGAGGGTGTTGTACAAGGCCGCAGAGACACGTGTGACAAGGATAGTGGCAGCAGTACGGGCCCAACCTGTCGTCGTGCCGCCTAACCCAGAGTGAAACTGAAGACGAAGCTGCTTGCCCTCCGGCGATTGAAGAAACTTCGCACCGCTGATCAGGAGCGTCGCAGCTGTTCGCCAAAAGTTGAGCCCAGTGAAAGTGTAGTTCTGATAGCCCCCTGGGATGTTGTCATGAGCTCCGTCTGAAACTCCAGTCGTTCCAAGATACGACGCCTGACCGTAACCTTTCACAGGATCAGGACCTGAGCCAAGTTCAATCTCTTCAGTAGAGCCGCTCTTGAGAAGGCGATCCATATGTCCAGCAACTGGGGAGTATTTCGCTTCAACGGGAACAGTCGAAGAGCCGGACTGCGCGAACGTGACCATGAAGAAGCCGTTCTTACAGTCATTGGTCAGCTCAGCGGGGCAGGAGAGTGTAGTCTTGTTCGAAGCCGCAGCATCCTCGCCCACGACCTCAGTGAAGAAAGAGCCTTGAAACTGCGAGACTGGAGCGGCACCTGTGAAGGTCCCAGCCGTCGTGAACGAACCGGCTCCCTCAACTTCTTCGACGGAAACCGTCCGAAGAGAGCTCAACGGATTGACCTTGGCTGTCTTGAAGTCGATGTTGTAATGGACATAGAGCTCGAAGGGGATCGGCTGAGAAGCACCGTACGTGGCCCAATTGAGACTGCCGACGTCATACTCAAGCGCACTGACATTGCTTGGGAGTGACTCACCCTCAGGAAGAACGAAGCGATACTCCTTGATGCGATCAGCCTCATCCGTGTCAAGAACGATGACGAAACCGTGCCACAGAGGACTAGATTCAGCACCGTCGTAGTTCATGAACGACGACTTGTCCGGAAAGATCGGTCCAGTTGAATTCATCTGGATAACGGAGCAGCAGCCACCGTCATTCTGAGTGCCGTTGATCGGGCGAAATTCAAAGACGAGGCCTGGATGATTGCCTTTCTTGACGAACCGGTAGAGCTCGAACTCGCCAGCAATCTGAGCAAGCCAGCGGAAAAGGCTCGAGTTGCCCGGATTGATCACCAGCTGGTGGGCCTCAAAGTCAGTCGAGGAGATCACGATATCTCCGATATACTCCTTTCGACCTTCAAGTCGAAAGTGAGTACCTGTCTTCGAACCGTGAGCGACGCTCACCGGAGGACCGTCGGAATACTGACTTCCGAGATAGGCATCAAGCTCGCCACGACGGTGTGCCTCACGCAATTTCGGATGACCCTTCGACATGAGCTTTACGCGGAGGTCAGCAACTCTAGACTCGAATTCGGCTTTTGAGAGTGCACCAAGATTCGTCGATTGTGGGAAACGTCGGTTCAACGACTTCCGGTCACTTCCGAAGTCGGCAGTCATACCCCCCGAAGTCGATGTACCGCTCGAAGGAGTCCAACGGAGCATCTGCCTGGACTGGGCATGGTTTTCTCGCTGACCATGAACGTTCCGTTTTACGTCTGCACGATGGCGAGACGGCGCTCTCTTCCGAAGCTTCGATTTGGCTTCGGCTAAAGCAATCGCTGTGATAGATTCGAGCCTTGACGGATGGCTCAATCGCTTCACTTCAGCGACACTCTCACGATGGAAAGCGCAATCCTTCTGAAGATGTCGGGTCGATCCGCAGAGGAAACACGATCGAGGCAAGCCCCGATGTGTGGTCGGTCCGAAGACCCTGGTTCCTTTTTTCGACTTTGGTGTCGGTGCTTTTTTGCTATAGGGTTCTCCTCCCTTTGCCATGGTGGAAGTCATGGACGCCTGTCCACCACGATGTGTAGATCTACTATCCTTTCCCCCACAATCCGTCTGAGCAATCTTTCAGCTCTCCGTGAGATCATGGAGGTGGTAGTGTCTTGTAATCGATCAACGGCAAGCCAGCCGATCGCACACAATTCGCTCCCCGTCGGGAAACAGCGACTGTACATCTCGCAACACATTCAGGCCGTGCAGTCTGTCGGCAACTTTACAGTATATCCCTCAGGTCGGCACTTTGCCATTAAGCCGCTTGGAAACGGCGCACTGAGTTACAGGAAGTACTGCTTTAGCACGGAAGTATTGAGCTACGCACGCCTGCGCAGCACCGTTTTGGCCCACGTGTGATCGCTACACACGCTTTGCGAGACCCATGTGTCCTTACAGAGTGGACATCAACTCGCCGCGCATCGCGGTCTGCTTTATGGAGAAGCATACCATGGATTCTGGCCACGTGAGTACCATTCACGTTCCAGTTCAAGAATAAATACCAATCGGTACCCCGAGCGGTGACACGCAACGAGCAAAGAACCTCACATCCACTGTGCTTTTCGGGCACAACATGACCAGAGGAGTTCGCTTAAATCGTATCACCGCACGAGTTCTACCCATAAGAATTCTTATGCCTTAGCCGAAGCCAGACATATCACCTTCGGGAGCCATCAAACAGCGGCGAGGAAAGTTCGCCGACCGTTCACCATTACGACAGTTGGGGCACGTACCGCCGGTTCAACAACTGTCACAATTCTCTCTCGCGAGAAGATCCCCTCGGAGGGAGAATCAGGATTCGCAGGGAGTCGGTTTCGAGAGATCTCAGGGAAATCAGGTCGAGGAAGGTCAGGGAGCGAAACCGAGAAGCTAGTTCCGTGGGCAGAGTCATAGAGTGCTGTCCAGACCCGCTGAGCATTCGTCTCTGATGACCCATTGCGAGAAGCGCCAAGCTCGTAAACCGGAACCTGAGTCTGCATGAAGTGTCCGTGACGAACAGGAGCGTTCCAAGCGAAGTCCATCGCCTGAACAGCCATCTGCGCTCGGAAGTCACGCTCCGCCAATTCCTCATCGGGTGCAGAGTCGAAGCGGAGCTTTCCCACATGACGCTTTTGAGCTTGCTCTTGTCGTTCACGTCGTTGAAGCCGAAACGCGGAGATCTTCTCGTTCCACTGGTCCCAAACAGTAGTCGACCGCTCGATCACCCTGACCGGACAGACAGACAGCGCAACCGGTTCATGTGTAGTCTGCATTCGGTGGAAGAAGTAGCCATTCTGCTGAACCCCCTCCTGACGAAGCTCACGAAACATGTTCGAGCGAGGATCGATCCCAACCCAACTTGTCCAGTCAACGGCAGAAGGTGCAGACACGAATCGGAAGCCCTCTTCGCACTCCTTGATACCAAGCTTCGGCACAAGCAGCGGATCAGCGCCAACGTTTCGATCGAAAAACTCTCGAATCCGTGCTGCGACTGAAGAAACTGTCGAAAACGTGACGCGCTGATCATTGAACTTGCTGTCAGAGTTCTGATCAATCATGGCGAAGATAGACATGCCTCGATCCTCAGAAGTGAGATCGTCCTTTCGGAGTTGCAACCACGCTCCACCTGAGCGCTGAACAACCGGCGGACTCATCACCTCACCTGTCGCCATTACGGCGGACGCACACGCCTGCTGGCCCGATGTCCACGTCGTCAACTTCGAGGCAGAGCCTGCTTCTGCGAACCCTGCGACACCGCTGAACGCCTTTGCTGTGTTCCATATCAGGTATGCAATCTGCCGAGCGCGCACACCGTACTGATATCCGTTCGGAGCGGTCATTCCAAGACCGTAGAAGCAAACAGGGAGATATGGGTCAAACAAACGACCATGTAGCTTACCGGCAGACCAGCCAGCGCCACAGGCATTGTCAATCTCCTCTGCATGAACCTGCTCGAAACGATGAATCGCTCGATCGACGTTTAGAGCACCTCGAACAGCTTCAGGTTGAAGGGCATACACAGGCATGTGCTTACGACCTGCTGCGTTGAAACGAGTCTTGGAGACCTTCGACTGTCCGAACATCAAGCCTGTGTTGTAGAACGGGCAGTATTCGAACTCAGTTCCACCATCCTCTCGTCCACTTGCACGCCAAGGCTGACTGTTGATGTACAGATATCGACGATGAAGAAAGTTCTTACCGACAGACTTGACAAGCCCAGCGTTCTTGATGGCTTGTTCCCACTGTCGATATTTCGTCTCTGTGCAACGAGTAAGCAGATCGTCGCCATTCACCAGGATCGGCACATCCTCGTATTTCAACTCGGGCCATAACGCATGCCAGGCTACGACAAAGTTGACAAGACAAAGGATCGGAAAGCTGATCGGGGAGCCCATCAACTGACCATTCTTCTGAAGAACATCTTCAAGCCCGTTCTCCTCCTTGAACTGAGGCGAGCCAGGATATTGCACGAGGTGACTGTCAATGCAAGCGTCCAGAACGCGACGGACTTGGCTTGAGCAGTGAAGCGGTGTTGCACGCATCATGCATCGAATGGTCCCGACATCAGCTTCGTCGGTCTCCTTCAGTTTGGTGTAAGTGACGAAGGAACTCTCCTCGACTTTCTCCATGATCAAATTATGACAAAGCATCGTCAACTTCTTATTGATCATGTCGGTCGCAGCACTAAAGTCAGCCGAGAGCCAAAAGGTTTGCTCACCGCCATCATTCTGGCCGAGATGACACCCTGCTCGAGAAGCTTTTCGATCGAGCTGCTGGAGAAACCACTTCTCAACAGGCGCTCCGATCAACTCGAAACCAGGACGTGTTCTCAGCCAGCCATGCATTTGTTGCTGGAAGGCAGTTGCTACTGAATAGGCGTCTGCTTCTCCGGCTGTGACCGTTCGAACCTTCCCCGGCTCCTTAACCGCAGCCACTTTGCATCTCAAAGGATACACAGCAAAGTCACGGTCACAAAGCGGGATCTTGAAGATCCATTTGTACAAGTCAGGGTCGTCATACACGGCATTTCCGAGCTCGGTCGCATCGACATATCGATAGCTGGAAGTGTGGACAGGAGGCTCTTTCATGGAGAAAAAGACTTTTGACAGGCATCGGTTGGCGAGTTCCGACACCGCAATTGGAGGAATTCCTCTCACTTCAACAACCCCAACGTGTGGGTGGTACGACATAGCGATCAAGTCCGATCGCGTACGATCAGTGAAACTTCGGGAAGGGATCAAGAATCCATTCGCACCGAATTTACTGCGTCCACTTTCATAACACGCGTTAGAAGAAGGTTGGAAGGTTTTGAGGTCACGGAAGCTGAGTCCCTCAAGCACCATTCTCAAGCGCATCTCCATCATCGACAGATTAGTCGATTCTGATGAAGGAACTTGCTCGATCTTGGCACTCGACAGCTTCAACGTGTCGCCGCGCTCATACGCCTCTAGAGCCAGGAGTGGGTCAATCAATTCAATCTTAAGCATCTCACCATGGTCCATCGCACCGGGGGGGCGATCCATGGCAGCACGGTGCTTCTGTAGCGAGGCAACAACAAACTCTTCGGAAACGGGCAAGAAGTTCCGCTTGAGCTGCTGCAGTCCATTGAATAATCTCCAGTTACTCGACTGGCCACCCGAGAGAACCTCGCCGTCGCCGCGGGCTATCTCTCGAAGATGGAGGAATTTGCGCATTTTCCCCTTGAGACCTCCATATCGATCCCAATTTGGTTTGCCGGACTCCACTTCCTGCTTCATGTGCCTAGCAAGAAGACTCGACGTCCACCACTTCGCGTAAGACAGATACTCCATGTAGCTTTCAAATGAACAATGATAGCGAACCATGTCGACAAAGTCTGCGAGCAGCGGCTGACGAGATTCATCGGTTGATGAATGATAGTCGGCAATATGCTCAAAAAAACCGCGCGCGAAGCTCATAGCACAGAGCACCCACGGGCGACCAAAACAACCGTCAGACTGGATTTCGCTGACGACGTTACCAAGCTTTTCTGTATGCTTTTCAAGCTGAGCAACGATTAGTTTGGGGTTCTGAGAACGATGCGCTTGCATCGTGATGTTTCCATCGAGCTGCCACAGCTCCTCAGAACCTTCAATGGCCAGACAAGCAATCTGGCCAGGGATCGGCGGCACTTCTGCCTTCCGAGCTACTTGTTGCTGGATGATTGCAACAATGTAGCGCGACGCCTGTAGCTGGAAGTCGAGCCCAAGTAGCATACGCAGTTCGCGCATCTTGCTATTGAGCTCTCGTTCAGAGCGACCTGAGTGGTCTGCACCAAAAGCAATGAACTCGGCAAGATATTCCGATTCACGCTCTCGTGCATACTTCAGGACCTCCTTTTCAGCAATGCTTGCACCTCGCAAGCTCAGGCCAAAAAAATCATCAAGTTGCCGCATCCAAATGGATGCGCACCTGGCATTTGATCTCTTCGGAGAC